TCTCCGGCGTGCGCTTCGGCGAGCTGTCGTCGTAGCTCTGCGGCTCGTCGTTCCCGTCTATCAGGACGTGTATGTCGCTGTTCTTCTGCGGGCCGAACGTCTGTGTCGGCGCGCTGTGTATATGGTCGATCATCTTTCCTCCGCTGTGTCTCAGGGCAGCACCGGAGCCGCCCGAGCATGGGCTCGGTAACGATCATCCGGCACTGCGCGCATCCGACTGTCCGCTTCGGGTCGCGCTTACCGCGACGCACCGAACAGCGAGCTTTCCTCGACGGTCAGCTCGGCGTCGTTGAGCTTTTCGCGGTCGAGCAGTGCTTCGAGCGCGCCTTCGGCCATGTCCTGCGCCTCGTCCTTGTTCTTGGCGTCGAACTTGAACTTGCCCGAGCGCGACGTATCCATGATGCGGATACGGTTGCTGCGGCGACCGGGACGGCCTGTCTTGAGTGCGAAGCTGGCGGTATAGCTCATAGCGTTTCCTCCGGTTTAAGAGTGTTTGTGGCCGGCAACGAGCGCGGCGAAGCGCTCGAACAGGTTGGGCTTCTTGACCTTGTAGACGGCGACATGCGCGCCGTGCGTGAGCATCTTCTGGTCGATCACGCGCTCGGTATGCCGTTCGGCGTCCTCGGCCAGAAAGCCGGGCGCGAGAAACCGCCCGCTGTCGACCTTCAGGCCGTCTCGGTATATCTGGAACCGCGCGACGTGATAGAGCGGGAACTCGAACTCGCGAATGGCGCTTCGTAGGTTCATGCGACCTCCGTGGATTCGTCGCCGGGCTCCATCGGCGGGTAGCTTTCGCTGGCCCTGCGGTCGATTGCTTCGATGCCGGCAAGCGCGTGCGCAGCCGCATTGACGAGCGCCTCTCGGCATCGTTCCGGCTTGTCTCTTTGCGCCCTCAACACGGCGAAATGAGCCCAATCGCAGCTTTGCGTGGACTGCATATTCATCGGCGCCCCGGTAGAAGGCCCAAGGGGCGGCAGCTTGCGGCGTGCGAGCGACACGTCGTACACGGCGCCAGCTCGGATTGCTTCGGTCGTGCGGGGCATTTCAGTACCCCACTTCTTCGAGCTTGTCGGCCAGCTCGCCCATTTCGCGCTTGAACGCCTCGGGCGAATTGTCGTAGTGCGTCGCGACGAATGACAGGCCGTCCGTGATTTCGAGCGCCTGATCGTCTACCACGTCGTACAGTGCGAGCACGTCGATAGCGGAAGCGACGGAGCCGCAACGCAGATCGTCGAGCGCGTTGAGCTTGGCGCGCGTCGCGACGTCGTAACTGCTGGGCGACAGATCGGCCTGCGGATCGCCTTCGAGCGTCCCGGCAATGACAGTGCCCGCGAAACAGACTTCGCAGATGCCGCCATACGAGTCGTGCCATGTGCCCATTTCGATCTCGTAGTCCGGCGATTGCTCGGCCTTTTCCAGATCGCCGAGTGCGAGCCGAATTAGGGCGCTCGGCTCGTTCGGCAGTTTGGCTTCAATTTGTTCCGGCACGTTTCCTCCTGTGTGGTTAGTGCAGTGCTAACGGTACAGAAGGCGTGACCTTCATGCAACACTAACCGGGTTATTTTTTTTGGCCCGGTGTGCATGAGGCTCAGCGGCGATAGGAGTCCCGCTTTCAATGCGGGGGGGGGTGGCGTGTGTTGGAGATAGCACGCAACGATCCTCCCCGTACCTCCCGCGCTCGTTTCGATGCGGGGGCGGGGGCGGTTTGCCAGCGCGTTCATATATGACAGCCAGCGCGTGCGCCGGATGCGAAGGCGAGCCCGGCGGACAATCCAGCGCAAAGAGCGCGCCTTTATTCCCTGCATATTCCCTGAGCGTTTAGGGAATAACTGCACGCCTTACAAATCAGGCGCTTACGTCGCATCCTTCTAGGGTGCAAGACCCTGCAAGAGCATTTGTTAGCTACCCTGAGTATCCGCCTAGTCGCCTAGACCTTGAACGATCTCAACGGTTACGCCGCCGTCGCCTTTGCTGCTAGCGCTCACAGCGGCTTTATCGTTGTACGTTGGACGCAGTTTAGACGCCAGCCAGCGGCGATGATGCGCCTGCTCGCGGGCTTTCTGCGGCTTGTCTTTGTCCGCCTTGTCTAAGATGTCTTGCGCCTCTTGAATCAGCGCATCGGCGCCGATCTCACGCGCTCGCGCGAAACGCTGCGCTGTGTCGTCGTCGTCACGCTGCAAATCAAACAACGTCCGAACGGAAACACCAGCCGCGCGAGCCGCAATGGGCGCCAGCTTGCCCTGCATAAACTGATCCTCGATAACGCTTATGGCTTCGCGCTTATCGGCTTTGCTGAGCTTGCGCGGCATGAGTGGGCCTCCATTGAGTGAGAAACGCTGAGAGACGCGCACAGAGCGTGAGACGGTGAGTGTTCGCGTCTACTGTGTGCGTTGTTGTGTGTGTCTGTGTGTGGGCGTGGGATTGCGACCGCGCGCGACACGATCCGCGCCGGAAAACAAGGCAGCGAAAGGCGCAGCGCCTACAAATAACCTTGAGCGCGCAGTCTGTCGCCTGCCTTCCCTGTGTCCCTGGTGTGTCCCTGGTGTGTCTCGCCTGAGTGTGAGACAGCGACCGCGTGCGAGCGCGAGCCCCGCCGAATAGGGCGCAATATCCGCGCTGTCTAAGCCACGTCTAATCCGTCGTGGCTAACTAATTCGTGCCGTAAGTCACTGATTGACAACGGTTGTCGAAAAAAACACGAAAAAGATTAGTAAAAACGCTTGACGGTGCGTTAGTCGGCGACTAACTTGCGCACCAACGGCGACGGGATAACCGCTCAGCCCGCTCTTTAACAACACGCCAAGCATCCCGCTACGGCGGGCAATGCGAAAGGTTAGACGGGGCTGCTATGCGAGTAGCGGCTGACTGTCCAAGCCAATCCAATCGGATCGGATCAAGTGCCAGACGTAGCGCCTTGCGATGCCACGCATTGCAGGGCGTTACATCGGGCACTTGCCCGGATTAGACACTGATACCGATGGAGATTAGACATGCGTGTAGACACGACGATTGGCAGCAACATGGCCGAGATTGAGTTCGATAACGGCAACCGCGTACTTGTTTCGTACAAGACGCCGGTTGCGGCTTTCGTCTCAGGTCGCGGCTTTGTTCGCACGTCTCATAAATGGTCGGCGACGACGACACGCCATATAAACCAATGGCTGCCGGTCGCGGCGTCGACGGTCTCGCAAGGCGAGATTGAGCACGTCGCAAACGGCGGCACGCTGTAAACGCCAGTCATAGCGCATTCGTTAGCAATTCGCTAGCGGATGCGCTATCGCGGGCGATTGCCCGAACCAAGTAAAGCAAGGATTAAGACATGAGCAAGGCGATCAAAAGATATATCGCAGACCTTCCCGAAGGTCGATCTTTCCGTGATGCCGATGGGCGAAGCGTTCGCACGACCCCCGGCAAAACACCCGAAGGGCGCTATTACTACGGAACACGCGAAGACGGAACACGGATATTCAGCCCTGATTATTGGCTTATGGCAAAGCCAGACTGTTAAGCGCCAGTCGATGCGCCTGCTACGGCGGGCGCATCTGCGGGCGTTTGCCCGGTCTGTATTTGATTCGATTTGGAGATTAGACAATGACTACTACTGAGATTGCACTAGAGGTCGGCCAGCGTGGTGATGCGGTTATCGACTCGACAAACCGCAACAAGGTTCGTAAATGGTTGCGCGGTCAAGGCGTTTCGTCTTATGTCGCGCGTACCGCGTCGATTCGAGACATGCGCCGTGCGTACAACGATACGTCGAACGCTTGCCTTCGCGACCTTATGGAGCGTGAAGCCGACGAAAGCAATGATGAAGCGCCGAGCGCGGCGGAAACGAACGGCAAAAGCCGCGAAGATAAGTTGCGCGAAGCGCTGGCCGGTCTTGTCGAATCCGAGTTAGACGAAAGCCGCGTGATTGAGCTTATTCGCGAGCACGCGCCGGAGTCGAAGCCGATGCGTTTCGAAGTACAGCAAGGCGACGTGACGCGCGCTGTCGAAGGCGCGCAACACGAAGCATTGCCGCGTGTTCTGGCGTTCTGCGGCGCTGGCGTCCATGTATGGATGGCCGGGCCGTCGGGCTCAGGCAAAACGCATATGGCGAAACAAGTTGCCGACGGGCTTGGTCGAGACTTCTACTCGACCGGCGCTGTCAATTCTGACTTTCGCCTTGTCGGCTTTGTCGACGCGAAAGGCGAGTATCAGCGCACGCCTTTCCGTGAAGCGTTCGAGCATGGCGGCGTGTTTTTGTGGGACGAGATCGACGCATCGAATCCCAACGCGCTCGTCGCCTTCAATCAGGCGCTTTCGAACGGCCATTACACGTTCCCTGATGGGATGGTCGAAGCGCATCCTAATTTTGTGGCTATCGCTGCCGCGAATACATGGGGACACGGCGCAACGGCTGAGTATGTCGGCCGCACTCGGATCGACGCAGCAACGGTTAACCGTTTCGCCCAAGTCAATATCGACTATGACGAAACGCTAGAAACCGAGCTGGCCGGTCAATTCGACTCGTGGGCGCG